GGGAATCTGGCAATCTCCCAGCTCTCGTGGCAGGTGATTATCAACTTAAGTTAAACGGTCACGACCGCATGTCGGCTCGTCCCCTTAATTATTTCACCAAGCAGCAGGTCTGGATGAACCACACTGGTCCTGGATCCATTGGGACGACCGCGGGCATAGGTGGATCTGCGGATACTATTGCGGTTTACTCGTTTGCCCTCAAACCTGAAGAACATCAACCATCTGGAACATGTAACTTCTCCCGCATTGATAACGCGCAACTAGTTGGTCCAAGTGACTCCCGTGATGTTTTCGCAGTTAACTACAACGTCCTCCGCATCATGTCGGGTATGGGTGGTCTTGCTTACTCGAACTAAATTATTAGATATTTATACTATAATTAAATTTTTTTAAGTTAAGTTTTATATTCTATTTTTAATTTTTTCTTTATATTTTTTTCTAAGTATAAAGTATAAATAATATGGGGGGAGGATTAATGCAACTTGTCGCTTACGGAGCCCAGGATATATACCTTACTGGTAACCCTCAAATCACTTTCTTTAAAGTTGTCTACCGCAGACACACTAACTTCTCAATGGAATCCATTGAACAGACCATTAACGGTTCTGTTGGTTCCGGTTCTCGTGTAACTTCGACGATTTCGCGCAATGGTGACTTAGTCTACAGACTTTTCTACGAAGTTGCGGGGAATTTAACTTGTACTGCTGGATCAAGCCCGGGCACTACCGATACCTTCTACGGAAACCCAGGTGCTCTTGTATTTGATAATGTAGAGGTTGAAGTAGGTGGTCAGAGAATTGACCGTCAAACTGGTCAGTGGATGCATGTATGGTCTTCTTTAACTCAGAAAAATGAATCAAGAGTTCTAGGTTCCGCAGGACTCCACCGGGGAGTCAGCGCCGGATCATCTGGAACTCTTTTCCAAGAATTAACTGCTATCGGTACTGCGGCTTCCACAGGGTCCGCCGCCGCTGATGATGGCAGTGGTGGCACGGAGACGCTACTTATTCCTTTTAACGCAAAGGTCCCCCTTCAGTTCTGGTTCTGTAGAAACCCTGGTCTTGCTCTTCCTTTAATCGCACTCCAGTACCACGAAGTCAAGATTGTTACATCATTCACGACTCACATGCCCGCCACCAACACCACTAAACTATGGGCTGACTACATCTACCTAGACACGGATGAACGCAGACGCTTTGCTCAAGTATCGCACGAATACCTTATTGAACAGGTCCAGTTCCAGGCTGGTTCAGCGAGCGGAGGAAGCACCGAATTAAATTTCAACCACCCCGTCAAAGAATTAATCTGGACACGTGGTTTTGATACGGTTGATGCGGCCAACGGGAATGATCTATATAAAGGTATCCATCAAGATTTAACATCTGGTGACTATCAACTTAAGTTAAATGGTCATGATCGTTTTTCGGCACGTCCCCTTAATTATTTCACCAAGCAGCAGGTATACATGCACCACACTGGTCCTGGTGATTTAGGATTCACCATAGGAACCACCAAGGTTGGTGCTTCGGGAGATGGTATTGCTGTTTACTCGTTTGCCCTCAAACCTGAAGAACACCAACCATCGGGGACATGCAACTTCTCTCGTATTGATAACGCTCAACTAACTGGTCCTGCCGAAGCACGCGATGTTTTCGCAGTCAACTACAATGTCCTCCGTATCATGTCAGGTATGGGTGGTCTTGCTTACTCGAACTAAAGTAATATTTTACATTTAATTTATTTTTAAATATAAAACTTTTTAAAAATCTAAAAGAAAAATTTTAGAATATATTTATTTTCCAACCATGGAGTTATTTATAAATTTTCTCATTAAATTTATTTTTCTCCCTTCTGTTGGCGCATTGTTTATCTGAAATAACCCTTCACTTGATACATTTTCCAATATAACTTTTTTATCTCTATCATAAATTTGTGCCCCTTGATGCTTTATTAAGGTGACTCTACGGTGTGTGAGAACACCTTCATCTTCAGTCTGAGAAGATTCTTCAGAAACAACTCTTCCTGCTTCTGCTTCCGCCTTCGCAGCCTCTTCAGTAGCAACTCTTTCTGCTTCAGCCTTCGCAGCCTCTTCAGTAGCAACTCTTTCTGCTTCAGCCTTCGCAGCCTCTTCAGTAGCAACTCTTTCTGCTTCAGCCTTCGCTTCTTCAGCAGCAACTCTTTCTTCTTCTGCCTGAGCAGCTTCTTCAGCAGCAACTCTTTCTTCTTCTGCCTTCGCCGCTTCAGCAATAACTCTCTCAGCTTCAACCTTCGCAGCTTCTTCAGCAGCAACTCTTTCTTCTTCTGCCTTCGCAGCTTCAGCGACAGCAAGTTCGGCAGCAACCCTTTCCTCCTCTGCTTTAGCAGCCGCTTCAGCAGCGAGTCTTTCCTCTTCTTCATTATTTTCTTCAACATTTCCTTCTATATTGCTTTCTTCACCGTTACCAATATTTGTTAAATCAAGTGTTTGTTCTTCTTCTGCCATTTATATTGTATAAATATATTTTTATTTTATTTAAAACTTTCTTATATAAAATATATAAAATGAGTAAAGGGTTTACAAACCTAGGTAACACATGCTATATGAATGCTGCTTTACAATGTTTATGTCATTTACCACAATTAAACTTAGACTGTAATGATTTTATAAAGGATATAAAAAAAAGAAGTAGTAAATCAGATGTTTCGGTTATGAAACAATTATTAAATTTACAACATGCTGTATGGGGGGTGGAGGAAAATAAAGTTGTTTCTACAAAAGGGGTTTTAGAAAGTTTCATAAAACAGTGTAATAAAAGCGATGTTTATTTTGAATCATTTCAACAAAATGATACAAATGATTTTTTAAATACATATATGGATTTTCTCCACGAATCAATTAAAAGAAAGGTAAATATATCAATTACAGGAACACCAAAAAATAATTATGATAAACTTAAACTTAAAAGTATAGAAACTTGGAAAAATTTTTTTGAGAATAGTTATTCTTATATAATTGTAAAATTTTATTCACAACTATTAACATTGACAACATGTCCGAATTGTGAGTATTATACATCTAATCATGAACCTATCATGAGTATAACATTAACATTAAAAAATGATTATAAAACATTATATGATTGTTTAAATGAATTTACAGAAAAAGAAACACTTGATGTTGAAAATAAATGGACGTGTGATAAATGTAATTGCAAGGTTCAACCTAATAAAGAAATTAAGTTTTGGAATTTATCGGATGTCTTAATTTTATCAATTAAGACATTCAGATTAAACAAAAAAATTGAAAAACATATAGATTTTCCAGAAGAACTAAAAATGAATGATTATTGTATTAATAATAAAGGGGATTTAACATATACTTTATCTGGAATATGTATTCATGGAGGTGGATTACATGGTGGTCATTATTATGCTATGTGTAAAGATCATATAGAAAATAAATGGAGGGTACATAATGATACACACGTTACAGAAACTACATTAGAAAATGTTTTATCACAAACACCATATTGTCTATTTTATATAAAGAAAAGTTAAACACGCACCCATCTTTTACCTTTTGAATATTTTTTATTCTCCCATAAATTACCATCTTTACCTTTCATTGTTATATTAAGAGGGGTGCATCTCGCACAATAACCTAAACCTTTTGGACTGGGTTCTTTTCCTGTAAAGTGTGCCTTAACACTTTTATTACACGTTAAACATTCATAGTTCCCAGTTAATCCCTTAAGTTTACGTTTTGTTAATTGTCTAACCTTAACACGTCTGTTTTGAGGGGATTTACGTGCTGTTCTACGTGAAGACCGAAGTGCTGTTCTACGTGAAGACCGACGTGCTGTTCTACGTGAAGACCGACGTGCTGTTCTTTTGGCAGTTCTACGTGCTGTCTTTCTCCTTGATTTTCTTTGAGCAACTGTTTTTCTCAAACTTCTACGTTTTGTCCGCTTACGTGGTTTTTTATCATCTTCTTTTAAAAAATCAGAGAATGATTTCGCCCCTGCTACTTGAAAAAAAGAAGAAAAAATACTTGTCATTATATAATAATATATTACATTATTATTTCATCTGAATACATAAATTCGTCTTCTTCATTATTAATATCATCATCATAAAAATATGTGATATGGTTTAAAAATATTAATAAATCATCTGTTGTAATACCTCTTTCTTCAAGTAAAATAGTTCCATATTTTTCACTTATATCAAAATACATACTTACAATATCAGATGTAAAATACATATCAATCATATCACATGATTGATTGATGAATAAATGTTTGTTGTAAATAAATATATAAAAATACTTAAGTGTTTCATTGGGAGAATAATTTAAATATAGTTTATTATTAGTTTCTAACCAATCGTATAAAATAGAGAATACATAATTAATATATTCTTTATTTGTATTATCAGAGAATTTAGATATTTTATTCTCCAACCATAAATTTATCTTACTCATTTAATAAAAAAAAGAAATATAAAACTTATTTTTAACTCATTTAAATTAAATTAATTATTTTTCTTTCAAGTTCTTCAAATGGGATTGATGTATCAATATAGACTATATTACCTGGTAAATTTAAATTCCCTGTTTCGGATACATGTTCCATATTTTGAATATGATCTTTATAATTTTCGGGATATAGTTGTGTTATTCTTCTAATCCTTACATCTTTCGGTGTTATTAAGGAAATAAATGTCCAATCTTTTAGATAGTCTGCTTCATTTTGAAAACGCAGGTCATCAATGATACAATTACTTTTATCATCATTTTTTATCTCATTAATAACATATTTAGCCCATACATCGGGGTCTATTTCTCTCATCTTACTGGCAACATTAATTAAAAGGGTTCTATCTTTACCCTCCATATTAAATAAATCGCGAGAAATATCTTTCACCTTTCCACCAAAAGAATATGTTTTATAATCACTATTATGTTTCTTAATTATATCAGAAATAGTTGTTTTTCCAGAGCACATCGGACCATGGATGGCAAATTTCATCAATATTATTATATTATATTATATTGATTTTTTTAAATATTTACTTTAATTTTATATCCCTAAATCTACTTCACCATTAACATTTCCATCTTCATTTGTCCCACCTTCCGTATCTGGTTCAGGAATGGGGTCAACCCCTTTAGGATCTCCAAACCAATTTTCTCCGTCGGTTGCCATATTTATCATATGTACACCAAGGATACTCCCAGCAATTACAATACCCCATTTTATTACCGCAATAAATATTTTACTTCCAGACGAAGATTGTAAAGAGGAGCATCCAAACCCAGCGATAAAGAAAGATGAAATAAGGAAAACAATCATAGTTGTTATTTGAGAAAAGTATATTGCCCTTAAAAACTTATCTTTTACATTTTGTTTTTTATTTTTCAAATATTGATATGAATTACTAATTACATTTATGAGTATTATTACAATACCAGTATATAGTGATAATGTTCCAAAACTAGTTGAACTTATTTTTCCAACTGTCCCCTTAAATATTCCGTCACCGCCACCTTTTTGACCTCCAGTATTAAACTTTCTTCTTATATATGCACCCGCAAATACAAATGTTGATAAACAAATTACAACATATAACATGAAATCTTTAAATTCTTCCCTTCTTTCTTCAACCGTTGTTCCAGCATATTCTACTTTACGCGTCCATTCTCTAACACCTACAATTACAATGTATACCAGTGATGTAAATATCCATAAAAGTCGTTTTGCATTTAAAAAACCCCCCGAAGTATTCACGCAAAAGAAACTTTCATTTAAATCACCATAAGCATTATTTAATACAATATTAATAGCACCAATAACTATCATTAAAGTAAAATATTGTATAAATACTCTTGAATTTTGTAGATTCTCCATTAAAGATAGTTCTTCAGACATTTATATATAAATAATAAATATAAAAAAAAAATATATATTCTTTTATAATGAAGTTGACTAATATAAGGTATAATAATAATTTCGTTATTTCTGAAGGTAATAAATTTTATCATTCTGATATAAATAAAGGAATATATGAAAAATACATAAAAGATAAGAAGTCTTTTAAATTAAAAGACTATAAAGGGGATGATATTACTAAAGGACTAAACGGTTTAATGAAAGAATACAATACATATTCTCATGTGAATTTTTACGGATTTAATGTTCAATCTGGTGGAGCATGAAATAAAGGGGGTGTTGTTCCACCCCCTGCTCAAACCGGTGGTGGATGAGGTATGAAAACCGAGCATCAAACCGGTGGTGGATGAGGTATGGAAACCATGCATCAAACCGGTGGTGGATGAGGTATGAAAACCGAGCATCAAACCGGTGGTGGATGAGGTATGGAAAAGGTATAAATTATACGAATTGTTTAATATTTGTCATGTGACGGATATATTCTTAAATACTGAATATAACCTGAGATGGATAAAATTATTATTAAATTTGAAAGTATATAAAAAGATATTAATAAATAAATAAAAATGTTGTTTGAAAAGATGAATCTTAAAATGAAAGTCCATGGTAATGAAACACTCCGCGAAACATACACAAATACATATAGTAATATTTCGGGGGATGCGGGTATAGATCTGTTTGTTCCCAGTAATATAACTATTCCGGCAAAATCAATTGGTTTTAAAATTGACCATGAAGTTTCTTGTGAAACAACTATTATGGATACACCAGTTTCATTTTATTTGTATCCTCGTTCATCAATGGGTGGTAAAACCCCACTTAGAATGTCAAATTCAGTTGGTATTATTGATTCTGGATATAGAGGTCGCCTAATTGGTATGGTAGATAATCTTTCAGATGAAGATTATGTAGTAGAGCAGGGGTCAAGATTGTTCCAAATATGTCCACCAACACTAAATAATCCAATCATACTTAATATAGTACAGGAACTTAGTGAAACAGAAAGAGGTGAGGGTGGTATAGGTAGTACTGGTTCTTAAATTATTCTTCTTTAGGAGTTTCATCCTCTTCTTTAGGAGTTTCATCCTCTTCTTTAGGAGTTTCATCCTCTTCTTTAGGAGTTTCATCCTCTTCTTCATTTGAACTTTCCTTCTCAATTTTTTCTAAGATAGTTTTTAGTTCTTTAATAGTAACTCCAACTGGTATTAATTCATCTGGATGCCAGGTCGCTCTATTATTTGCTACTAATAAGATATTATATATTTGTTTTATGTAGGATACTGGTAGTCTAACATTTAATTCTTTTTTTTCAGGTATTTGTTCCATTTTATATAATGACATATAATAATTTTTTAAGTTTTAAACTAAATATTTTTATTTATTGTAGATTAGATATGGATGATAAATATATTATAAAAGATACACGTGATCATACAAAATTCAAAGAATTAACATTTTCTGGTTTTAAAAAGACACAGGTAATTAACGCTGTATTTAAAAATATAGAAGCAAAAAAGATAGAAGGGGCGTGTCATTGGACAACTGAATCTATCATTTCGGGATATGCAAATGTTTTGTGGGAAAAATTATTAATATATTCTTCTAAAGTGGTTCATATTAATAATCCAAAAATTCCACAGTATATGTATAATAAAGATATGGTATATAGAAATCAATTAAAATTATTAGATCCAAAAAATAAAGATAGATTTATACTTTTAAGAAATAGTCAAATGATAAGGAATCTTTTTTTTGATGTTGTTACAACATTAACATCTTCATTAAAAACAAAAAAATATGATAAGTATTCTAAAATAAATATTACAGAAGATTTTAAGTATGAAAATATGAAAAAAAGGTTATGTTGTGAAATGAATATATTACCCGATAGTATTATGAGATTTAATGATCCAGATGAAATAAAAATAATATTAAATGAAATATTTACGATGTCAAAAAATAAACAGTTTGGATATGATAGATGTTGTTTTTGGATACTCTGGTTACTTAAATGGGAAGGACAACATAAAAAGAAGAATATAAAATGGACTGTAGAGTATCGTGATGTAAAAGAGGTTGATAAAAAATTAAGATCAAATGTTATATGGATTATATGGGATATTATAAATGAAGAGTTAAAATCGCGAGATGAAAATGTGAGGGCACAAGTATCCTACTTATATAAATTGTATACAACTGATTATACTCTTGGAAAAAGGAATACTAGATTACCATTGTTATTTCACGCATTTGGATATTTAACACATGATATAAATTTTTCAGTTCCTATAAGGACAAATTTTAAACTTTTTATAGAAGTTCAATGTAATGTGAATAAAATGTTTGGTGCTAAAAAAAAAAGTGAAAAAATTGAAGAAATAAAACCAGTTCCTAAAAAACTTAAAAAGAAAGAAACGGTTGATGTGGAAATAATAAGGGATAAAATAAGTATATTCAACGAATTAGATAATCTTTAAGATCTGCGTCTAGCATTACTTCTACGGACAGTACGTCTAGCATTACTTCTACGGACATTACGTCTAGCATTACTTCTACGCGCAGTGCGGTTAGCAGATCTACGTGTGGCAGATCTACGTGTAGTGCGGTTAGCAGATCTACGTGTAGTGCGGTTAGCAGATCTACGTGTGGCAGATCTACGTGCTCCACGCCTTGCTGCTCTACGTTTACCTCCGTTTTGTAGTTGATTACCAGGTTGTCTAAGTGCCTCTAATGCGGCCGCATGTTCCAGGTTAGCAGAGTATTCTCCGGGAGTTTGTCCAACGGGATTTCTCAGCATACGAATCCTTCTACCATTTGCCATCTCAAATGCTGCCTCACCCGCTGCCCGCGCGGGTAGTGCTACAGCATTCACAGCTCCCCGGGCGACGCGTTGAGCGGCAGGTAATAATAGAGTCTCTGAGGTGCGGCGTGCAGAGGAAGCAGCATCCGATAGAACATTACTAATTGGAGTCATTACTCTACTCGCAAGTCCAGCCGCAGATTCTTGCAACTCACGCGTTCTCAAGGAAGTTTGTCTAACACTAGCATTTGTTTCCATATCGTTCGCTAATTGACGCAACCTAGCGACCTCCGTTAACATTGTATCAATCTCTTGTTGTTCCCTTTGGTTGGGAGTGGGTTCATGATATGTTTCTCCAAAATTCCAATTAGGTGGTGCTGGATTGTCTCTTGTAAAGGGGTATTCCCGCGCGCGGCGGGACCATCCTTCCCTGGGGGTATCTGGGACATCTTCTTCATTTTGTTGAGCTTCCTCTTCTGCATCCAACATATTTCCAACATCCTGTAACTGTTGTTCTGCGCTATCGTTAACTTCCTGAATTTCTTGTAGTGAGTTAATAGAAGAGGGTTCGGGTTGATCGCGTTCTGGGATAGGTGGTGCAATAGGTTGTTCCGAGGCAGCGGCGGGTCCACGTATTGTTCTCTGTCTATTACGACTGGGTCCTGGATTACTTTCTGGATCTTCAAGCTCTGATCTACGTCTTCTACGTGTTGCGGGCATTATATTATAATGTAATATTTTATTTTAACCAGAACATGATTCACATGGTTTTTCTGGTTCAAGGGTAAATTGTACTGCTCTTGAACTTGGTCTTGTTCTAAGGTAATACATACCTGTTTTTAATCCTCTTTCCCATCCATAAAAATGCATTGATGAAAGTCTTTTAAAATTAGGAGATTCTACAAAAAGATTAAGACTTTGTGATTGACAAATAAACGCACCACGGTCTGCCGCCATATCTAGGATATGTTTTTGCTTTACTTCCCATGCTGTCTTATATCTTTCGCGTATAGTTTCTGGAATTTCCTTTATATTTTGTACAGACCCATCGTTTAATATAATCTTATCTTTCATTTCATCACTCCATTTATTAATTTCAATAAGTTCTCTAACCAGATATTCATTGATAACCATAAATTCTCCCGCAAGAACCCTTCTAGAATATATATTTGAAATAACGGGTTCTATACACTCAAAATTACCAAGGATCTGAGATGTAGATGCTGTTGGCATAGGGGCGACAAGAAGACTATTTCTAACACCGTATTTTTTAATATCTTCCCTTAAAGTATCCCAATTGTGTAATGTATTATCAACTTTTACACCCCAAAGATCATGTTGAAGGGAACCTTTATGAAGAGGGGAATTAATGTATGTTGAATAAGTTCCTAAGTATTTATCTCTGTCTAATTCGCCATCAATGGGTCTTAGTTTTTTGTTTAGTTTACGTAAAACATCTTCTGAAACAAATTCTTCACTATCTGATGGATTAAATGAACGGACTCCTTTCTTAAAAGTTTTCATGTCTTCTTCTCTATCTCTAGAGAGTTCCATAGATGCTTGAAGGGAACCATAATAAATACTTTCAAATATTTTACGATTAATATCTTTAGATTCGTCGGAACCAAATTCAGTTTTCATTTCATAAAAAACATTTGCTAGTCCCTGGACACCTAATCCAATAGGACGGTGCCTACGGTTTGAACGTTCTGTTTCTGGTATGGGGTAAAAATTATAATCAATGATTTTATTTAAATTGTAAGTTAGTATTTTCGCTAAATTCTTCAGTTTTTGATAATCAAATGTTGGTTTTGCCCACTGAACAAGTTCGCTATATCCTCCGATATATTCATCGTTTGAATATATTTGTGGAAACACTAGTTTTTGTGGTAATCTTTCATCATCTAAATTTAGTTCGCGATAATCAATTTCACTATACTTAATATTTTTATTCTCACATAATTGTTTTGAATAAAGACAATAATTACAATTCGGTTTTGTATAAATGTTAACTTCCACTTCACTAAAATCTTTTTGAACAATACAACCTGGTAGTGATATAGAAGCAAGATTACACACTGCTGTTTCTTCATCATTAGAATATTCTATGATTTCCGTACAAAGATTTGAAGATTTAATTGTTCCTAGATTATTCTGATTTGACTTCTTATTACAAGCATCTTTGTAAAGTAGATAAGGCGTCCCTGTTTCAATTTGTGATGTTAAAATAGCAAACCATAATTCCTGAGCATTCATCTGCTTTCTAAACTTACCTTCTTTTTCATATTTCATATAAAGTTCTTCAAACTCACTCCCGTAGCAATCACTTAAACCAGGTGATTCATGAGGACACATCAGTGACCATTTTCCATTTTCTTTTACACGTTTCATAAACAAATCTGGTATCCATAATCCATAAAAAAGATCCCTCGCCCTATCATGTTCATTTCCATGATTCTTTTTTAGTTCTAGAAAATCTTCAATATCAGCATGCCACGGTTCTAGGTATATAGCAAATGATCCATTCCTTTTTCCACCACCTTGATCAATATATCTCGCGGTATCATTAAAAACCTTAAGCATAGGAACAATACCATTGGAATATCCGTTTGTTCCTTTTATAAAAGAACCATTTGAACGGATATTATGAATATGTAAACCAATACCACCAGAATACTTTGAAATAAGTGCACAATCCTTTAGAGTATCGTATATTCCTTTAACGGAATCTTCTTTCATTGAAAGAAGGAAGCAAGAGGCAAGTTGTTCACGAGTTGTCCCGGCATTAAAAAGTGTAGGTGTCGCATGAATAAAATCCTTATTAGAGATATGGTTGTATGTTTCAAATGCTTTTTCTAGATTATCACGATGTATACATAATGCTACTCTCATAAAAAGATGTTGTGGTCTCTCAATAATTTCTCCATTAATTCTTAGAAGATAACTTTTTTGAAGGGTCTTAAAACCAAAGAAATCAATATTATAATCATTTGATTCTTTTATTTCATTATCAATTAAATCTTTATTTTTTGTGACTAGTTCATAAAGATAATCTTGGAGAATATTTTCAGAGTGTAATTTTTCAACCACTTCAGAAAACTTACAAGAAGTGCTTTTTATATGATTAGAAATAACAATGCGACTTGCTAAAATAGCATAATCTGGATTCTTTGAGTAGAGTGAAACAGCCGTCTCCGAAGCAAGTTCATCCAACTTACTTGTTTTTACACCATCGTGAATTTCGGTACACACTTTCTGAGCAATTAATACTGGATCTATATTAATTTTATTAATAAATTCTTCTCCAGAACAAAGGAGACGGATACGGTTAAGGATTTTGTCAAAAGAAACTTCTTCTGTTTTTCCATCCCTTTTTTCAACAAGCATTGTATTATATTATATATATATTATTGGGGTGATTTTAAGTATTTTATTTATGATATTATTATATATGATCCTTCTAATACTCATTTTACTAGTATGTTACGTCTCATTAATTTCAAATAAAAATAATATTCCAAATATCATACATTTTATTTTTGGTCTTAAACCCCAAACCGATGAATTCTTATTTATTTATTATTTATCCGTTTTGAGTGCTTACATTGTAAATAAACCTAATAAGATATATTTTTATTACCATTATGAACCATATGGAAAATGGTGGAATAGATTAAAAGATAAAATACCAGTTATCATTTTTGAAAAGGTTGGATTACCAACACATATCGGTAAAAAGGAAATAAAACATTTCGCCCATAAAGCAGATTGGATAAGAATGAATAAATTATATGAAAGAGGGGGAATATATATGGATATTGATACTATTTCAGTGAGGAGTTATAAACATATGTTAACTAATAATACAGTCCTTGGTTATGAAATAAAAAAAGATAATCTTATATGTAATGCGGTTATGATGACAGTACCATATAGTGCTTTTTTTAGATTATGGTTAAAAGACTATGAAAAAGAATTTAAACCAGATGGATGGGGAGAAGCATCAATATATTTACCTGGTAAAATAAATAATAAATACCCTAATTTAGCAACTGTCTTTTCAGAAAATACTTTTTTTAGACCCTATGCGACAGAAGGTGATGATATATTTGAAAAAAATCTAGATATACATCCCGATTTAATAACACTTCATTTATGGGAATCATATACAATTAAATATTTAAATGATATAAAAGATTTTGAATGGATAAAAGATAACAATAAAACACTTTATAGTAAGATAGTATTGTTAAATATAAAAGAAAATTATATTTAAAAACATATCTATTTGATTTAGAATGAACGAAAAATTAAGTGAAGAAATAATTGATTCATTTAATAAAAAGACATTTATAAAAGATTGGTTATCACATAAATATAAAGAAAAATCATTAGCGTTATATGGACTTCCTGGAACAGGTAAGACAACTATAGCAGATTATATTTTAAAAGACTGGGTTAAAGTATATATTAAAAGTGATTTTTGTAGGTCATCTAATAGTTTTGTAGATTACCTCAATGATACTTTATACAAAAAAAGTATAACTATGATGTTTAATGAAAAAATTTACAAATCATTAATAATAGATGATATCTATTACATTCAAATAAATGATAAAAAATTATTTAAATCAATCATACAATTTTCTAAACAAAAAAATATAAATAATCCGATTATTTATATTTTTAATACCATTAACAAGAATTCAAAAATAATTATAAATAAATGTTTCCCATTTAAAATAGAGTATACAACTAATTTCTTAACTTCAATTGTGGAGAAATATTTCTTGAATAATTTTGATAAAAAAGATATCTTTGATTTGGTTTCTAATTCCAATTGTAATCTTCATAATATAAAAGTAAATATTCAATTTTATAAAGATAATTTTTCAGAAATCAACGTTTATGATAATATTAATGAAGAACTATCTGTCCACATCAATAATATTATAAAAATGAAAAATATAGACGAAATATACAAAAATTCATATAGCGATTATATGGTAATCGGTATGAATCTTCTTGATAGTATACATGAATTTTTAAAAACGAATACAAAATTATCTAAATCGGAAAAAATAAATATCATCTATGAAATATATAAAAATAATAGTATTGCAGATTCAATATATAGAATATTAAATGAAACAAATGATTGGAATTCTATTGACCATATCTTAACATTTAATACCATTTCAACCATATATCACATTCAAAAAAATAAATTATCTCTAGAAAAAATACCATACACAAAATATATCAGTAAGAGTATTATTTTTATTCATAAAAATAAGGTTCTTAATACAAATATTGAAAATATAGAATACCTTTACGAATTAATTGAAAAGTATTTAACCAATAATGAAAAAAAAATATTTAATAAGATAAAATCATATATATCATATTTTAATATAGACATGACTGTCGCAGAGACCTTCTTAAAATATTTTAAAAACTATAATAAAGATAAAATTAAAATATTTTATTAACATATAGAATGACACAAATCAAAAGAACACCTAAAAAAATGAGAAGAAGAATGAAAGGTGGTGCTGAAGGGTCTCAAAATATAGAAGAAGAACTAGCAAAACAAGAAAGTATAAATGATGAGGTTGAAATAGAAATTGATCAAGAAAGGGAAAAGTTACAACAAGAAACGTTACAACAAGAAAAGTTACAAAAAGAATATGCTGAAAGAGAAATGTTAAGACAAAAAGAAATAGAACGAGAAAAAAAAGAGATAGAAAAAATAAAAATACAAATGGCAAAAGAATTACAAGAAAATGCTGAAAAAGAAAGGTTAGAAAAAGAAAGGTTAGAAAAAGAAAGGTTAGAAAAAGAAAGGTTAGAAAAAAAGGATCGTGTTAAAGTAAAACAATTATCTCTAGAAGAAGCAGATAAACAATGGGATAAAGCAAATACTGAATCCGTCCATGGTATTATTTGTAGAATGGAGATACCTAAAATATCTGATAGAAGAAGAAATACAAAAGATATTTTACTTCAAATAAACGAATTTTCTAAATATAAATTAAATAAGACTTTAACCTCCCCAAGTGAAGCAGGTGACGCGGTACAGGTAGGGGGTTTGTTCGATGGAAGGAAGGAGAAGAAAAGAGTTGCAGCTGAGGAAGAGGCTCTAAATGAAAAGGAGATTGCTAGAAAAAAAAAAGAAGAAGAAGAAGATGGTTTATTAAATTTATCAAAAATAACACTTGACATTATAATGGGTAGTGGAGAAAAACAAACTCTTGGTAAAGAGTATCTTAATAAAACATTATTATATTTTCATACAATTCAACCATTAATGGATTATATACAAGAAGATTTTGATGATATGAAAAAATTAATTGAAGATATTAAAGACAATAAAATATTAAAAATTGATGGTGGACAAGAACAAAAGGATTTTATTAAAATGTATAATGATCTCATTTTAGAGAACATGGATGGTGCCAACTATGCTATGCCTGGGTTCTTTGAGCCGCGCAAACCAACCTTTACCATGGATTTATATAATGAGTTCGAAGAAGCAAACTATATTACTTTTAATTCAAATCATCTGTCCACACTGAAAAATCGGAACGCCTCCGCGGTGAGAAATACCGTGCTCATCTCTGAAAAGAAAACGAATAACGAGGAACTAAATATAAAGAGACAGTATTTACTAGAGTTTATCTCTTATATATACATTACAAGAAAAAATGATATGGAAAGTTATCTTTATTATATAGAAAAAATGGGAGATTTGACTCAATACAACCCTAAAAAGTTACATGAAGGAGTGGAAACAACTGAAGGAGTAGTGGAAACAACTGAAGAAGTAGTGGTGACACAACCAGAATCAACCGGTCCAGAATCAACCGGTCCAGACTCAACCGAACCAGACTCAACCGATCCAGAATTACCCGAACCAGACTCAATCGGTTCAGAATCAGACGATTCAGAATCAGACGATTCAGAATCAGACGATTCAGAATCAACCGAAGCACCATCCCCAGCAGCCGCCCCTGAAAGAAAAATTGAAGGAGGATATGGTGGTCAATATGATAAGAGAAGAAGAACACCTGTTAAACGTCACCGTTAATCTATTTCTTTAATGTTTTTTTATATTCATCAAAATCTTTTTTTGTTAATTCATATCCCCAATGTAATAATACTTGTCTGATTACTGGACTTACAGAAGGATCGCTATATTGTTTCCCCTTTTTAATGATTTCATTCATTAATCTGCGTCTAAATCTACCATTAGGACCTGTCAATTTTAACCATCTATCAATTTGTCTTTTATCATCGTTTGTTCTTCTCCCTCTATAAAACCGACAGTACCATTGAAACCATCCATATGGATCTTGTTTATCCATCCAACCACTCTTTTCCCAATCTTCTAGAGAAGAACCACATTTTACACCATATTTATTTACTTTTTTATCATATTTTTCTGATATAACTTCTTTTTCTATATCTATACCATTAAACCACGTTTTTGGATATTCAGATATAACTTTTTTACCATTATAATTCTTATCTGTAACAGATGAATAAATTGGACGGAAATATGTTCCTCCAAAAGCACCATTTTTAAATACATCTTTAGGAGATACATTTGGTTTAAAATCCGGATAATCTTTAAAAGATCTCATATATATTATAATTGAATATAAAATTATAGAATGAACATGGTTTAAAATATTGTATATTAATATAGATGACTGTCGTTACTAGAAAAAGAACAATAAGAAGAGATAACCGTAGAAGAAATAATACCCGTAGAAGGTCTACACTTAGAAGAGATAACCATAGAAGAAATAATACCCGTAGAAGGTCTACACTTAGAAGAGATAACCGTAGAAGAAATAATACCCGTAGAAGGTCTACACTTAGAAGAGATAATCGTAGAAGATCTACACTTAGAAGAGATAATCGTAGAAGGACTACACTTAGAAGAGATAATCGTAGAAGATCTGTAAGAAAAGTTGAGAGAGGCAAATTAAACAAATGCAATTCTATAAAAAAGAGTAATGAAAATGAAACTGGAATAAATGATAAAGAAAAAATTAAAGATAAAGATGTAAACGTATTTGTGATTAATCTTAAAAAGCATGCTGACCGTTGGAAAAAATATAAAGGTAATCCTAACTATAAAAGATTCCCTGCTGTTATAGGTTCTGACCTACCCGCAGATAATGAATATTTAAAAGGAAAACTTGTTATGATGTGGAATGCGAGTGATAAACAAAGGAGAAATGTTGTTGGATGTTATTTATCTCATGTGAACGTTCTTAAACGGATTGTAAAACAAAAGTTAAACAAGACAATTATATTAGAGGATGATTGTCAAATCGATACAAAAGAATTAAATAAGATAGACCTTAATAAATTACCCCAGGATAAAATGATATATTTTGGAGGGACCCTTCGTTCAATGACATTCAAAACAAAGGGGTGGGACATCAATAGAACAAGAAAAACATTAGTATGTGATAAGAATAAATCAACACTTAATAAAATTGTTCCTGGTAGATTTAAGATAGGTGGGGCACATGCTTATTATTACCCAACATGGAAAAGTGCTGAAAATATTATAAAATATTTAGAATCAAAAGAAAGAGTTAGAGCGATTGATTCTGAACATGCTATAATTCAAAAAAATAATCCGGAATTATTAGACAGTTTTATGTATCCTGCTTTGGGTTATTTAGTATTAGAGCAGGCACAAAAAGGTTTTAGTGGACAATATGGTTTTGATCGTAATATGAAATACTATTAACTCATTAAAATAACTCTTATATTTAGTATTATTGTTAATAATAATATTAGAACAACAAATATAACAATACATAAAATTTTTATAAAGTAAGGATATAATTCTTTAATTACCTCTTTTATAACCGGATTTATTATTTCATCTTTTAATAACTCCATATTCTTTTCTTTTTTTATTTCTTCTTTAGTTTCATTTAAGAAATTATAGATAATCTGGTTAAAAGCCATTATATATAGGATAGATTCTAATTCCTTTAAAATAACAAATTACCAACCATTTAAAACTAAATTTGATATAATTAGTAAAATAAACCAAAATCTAATACAAGATGGGTATTAAAGGACTTACAAAAACGATCACTAAGTATTCACCAGAATCTATTACAAATGAAAACTTATACAAATTATCTGGTAAAAAGGTAGCAGTTGATGCTAGTTTAATCCTTTACCAGCAACTTTTAAAATCCCCTGGTAAGGTATTTAGAAATTCTAAGGGTCAAATAACATCACATATTACAGGTGTATTCTACAAGATTATGAATTATATATCATTAAACATTGAGATGATTTTCATCTTTGATGGTAAACCACCCAACAATAAACAAGATTGTATTAATCAAAGGAAAGAAAAATCAAGGAAAGCGAAAGAAGCATCCTTAAACACTACCTGTGAACAAGAAAAAGAAAAACTTGAAAAATCATCATTAAGATTAACAAGAGAAATGATTGACGAAGTTAAAAAACTATTAACTTATATGGGTATATCTTATATCCACCCGGAAGTTGGAGAAGGAGAAGCATATGCGAGTGAACTTTGTAGAATGGGTTATGTAGATTATGTCCTTACTGAAGATATGGATACTATGGCATATGCATGTCCCAAACTTATTCGTAATTGTATTGATAGAAGTCTTAAAAGAAAAGATATTGTATCAATATTTGATTATAATAAATTAATTAATGATATAGAACTAACACATGAACAATTCTTGGATTTCTGTATTCTTTGTGGTTGTGATTATTGTCCCATTGTTCCCAAAATTGGTAATGTTACGGCAATGAAACTTATAAAAGCACATGGAAATATTGAAACAATTATTAGCGAAACTTCTTCTAAATATGAATTTCCAGAAAATTATTTGAGTATTTTCAATGCTGGGAAAGAGAATTTTAAGATATTTATGGATAAAATAAACGTAAGTGATATAGATATTAAAACGAGTGAAAGAGATATAGATGCCCTCACATCATTTCTAATTACTGATATAGAAATGAGTGAAAAACGTGTTCAAAATTCTTTAAAAAAATTCCATAATAATTATAATGCTGGAAAATGAAAGTAGCGAAATGTGTGCGGTATGTTTATCTAGTATAAATGAAAAAGATAAATATAAATTAGAATGTGGTCATATATTCCATACTGAATGTATTATTAAATGGTTCAGAAATTCTAGTGGTCACTGTCCTTGTTGTTGGGATAATAAAAAGAAACCATCTTTTTATGGTGTTTGGGAAAGACCATATATAAATGCAAGGTGTAAAAGTTTAGAAAAATTTTCTAAAAAAGAAGACGATCAAAAACTTAAAAAACAAGTTGAAAAGTTAAATAAAAAACAAGAAGAATACGATACACTTTTTCAAGAAAGAAAAATTTTAAAGAAAACAGATGAATATATTTATATTATGAAGTCAGTGAATGATATCAATAAAAAAATATACAATAAAGATAGAACAATTATGAATATGAAAATAAAGTTAATTTCGGATTATCCGGTTGTCCTTACCAATTAAAATGCCAATACCATTTTTTTAACTATCTTGGGATTATTTTTTTCTATTTCTTCTTTTTGATGACTTTTCATATCAAATGTACAATTATGGGAATGCCTATTCATATGTTTGGGGCAAAAGTAATTATCACAGTTACATTTAAACTGTTCAAATAGTTTTAGTTTTTTATTACAGAATTGACATACTGGTTTAGTTTTCTTTATTTTAGGGACAACCTTTTCTTTATGTTCTTCCATGTTTTCCATTATTTATAAAATAGATTAATTTTCAAATTTATAAAAAAGTAAATCCATGTCCAGCAAATTTATTACCACCCCCTACTAATTCCAAATTATCTGATAAATCATCTACCCCTCCTCCCCCACTATTTAATAATCTTTTAAATTTATTTAATTCATTTAAATTACTTCCACCATTTTGTTTTTTTTCTTCATCGCTATCACTTGAATCATCGCTATCACTTGAATCATCGCTATCACTTGAATCATCGCTATCACTTGAATCATCGCTATCACTTGAATCATCGCTATCACTTGAATCATCTTTTACGATATTTTTACCAGACCAGGTCCCTACTTTTTTACCATCTTTCTTAAGAGTTCCATCTAACATATTATGTTCATAAATTTCTACATCGTCACCCTTTTTATATATTAATTTTTCCTCATTTAACATATCCCGTTCTATTTCAAACATTTCATCCTTATCACCTTCTTTATTATCATCAGTAAATTCTTTTTCCTTCTTCTTCTTTTTCTTCTTTTTCTTCTTCTTTTTTTTCTTTTTATTTT